GGGCTTTCGCCTTTTCTTCGTCTGGTCTATTGAGACTGGTCTGCGTCCATCGGAATCGTTGGGCCTAAAGTCCTCCATGATCCGCCGTGATCCAGTCGTTGGGCCGGTAATCGATGTGGTAAGAACAAAGAACGGGGAGCCAAGGACCATCCCGCTCACCCGTAAAGCATTGGAGGCGCTTGAGACTGTTGGGGAGTGGAAGCGATACACGTCCTATAGGATCACAAGGGAGTGGGCAAGGTTACGTCGAAAAGACCCGGAGGTAATGAAAGACTTCGTGTTTTATACGTGCCGTCACACCTGTGCAACGCGACTACTGTCTAAGGGTGTTAACATCAAGGTTGTGCAATCTTGGATGGGCCACAAGGACATCAACATGACCCTTCGGTATGCCAAGCTAGTGCCGAGTGATCTTGCCGCAGCCCGTGACATCCTAGAAGCCTAGATCTTATGAAAACAAAACAAGAAACAATGACAATAAAAGGCAAAGCCACATCTATCGGTGTTACATCGTTGGCTATGTTAATTAACGCCCAGTTTGAGGACGGTCACGAGATAAAGCTTGAGGTCACCAAAGATGAGTTCATCAAGACTCTTGTGGGTGTTATCAATTACCAATCCACTAAGGAAGATGAAGCCCGTTCTCTTGATTGGCGTGACATACAAGAATACGAACTCAACACGTGTTTTGTTATTAACAACAAGGACTGGTCGAGTCCACGACTTTACTCGTTGCAGAATTGTTACAAGAACGGAAACAACCATTTCAAACAGTTCAAGAATGGCCGTGTGCTTGCCATAAAGAGAAACCTTGAGAATCTCTATAACGTCAAACTATTTAAGGGCGAGATATGAAAACTTTACTAATGACAACCGAGTTGTTCCGTCGGGCTAACATCAACACCATGTATCGGGCTTCCATTTGCATTGCCATTGTGCTTAAACCTGGAATTACCAAGACCAACCTTGCGGCAATGATGCAAACAAGCAGGGAGTCGATACGGGTGGCATTGTGTGACCTCGAATCGTTGGGCCTAACTTACACGGCGCAGGTGTTACACAAGAACAACCGCAAAAAGGACACCAAAGCTTTTCCTACTCCTTACCTCAAAGATGTTATTGCCGGAATTACTAACCTACCAACCACCACCATATGAAAATAGAGCGCAAATACCTAAGCCACCGGGACCAAATAAAAGTTCAAATTCTTGAGGATGAATGCTTGATGTTATCCCGGCGGATCGCTAGGATCGTCAAGAAGCGAGACCGCTTGATGCGGAAACGTGACAAGATTCTTGATAAGGGACTAGAGGCGTAAGAGAGCTACGCACGTGGTTTACTTGTTTACATCCATCATTGAACACCCTTATCAACTCTTAATGGACCAGCACAACCTCAACCAAGAGATGTTGGATCTTGGGGTCCAGCGTTATCGCAAGAACCGGACGACCAACAAAGGTTCCCTTACCAACGCCGGACGACGCATCATGCGTGAAGGTGTGGAGCCGGTAACGTTGGGCCTAGTGGAGTTGGTTCCAACAATAACTAAAATCAAAAACAAGTCACAGTGGCAACGCTGTTTAGTAGATGTTAAAGACTTTCGTCCCATAGCCTTGATAGCTGTTAAAGCTACCTTAGATGTCCTCGACGAGCCCCGTTCCTATGCTAGTGTGTGTTTTCGCTTAGGACGGGCCGTCGAGGACCAACTACTTTCCGATGATTTCATACGGAACCACGAGTTTGGGTCGAGATTGGTTAAACGTATGCAAGACTTAGCCAGCCGGGGACCAGCAACCCAAAGCGCCTACCTGCACAAGACCGCCCGAAGTGAGGACATGGAGTGGACCGACTGGACCCGCCGCGACCGCATCTCGTGTGGCTCTATGTTGCTTGAGATTGTCCATGATCGCACGGGCTTGATTAAGTTTACTGACAAGGTCCAACGCCAGCGCCGTCACTACAAACCGATGCGGATGGTGGAGATCTCTGATGTCACTAGAGAGTGGATCAACGAATACGACACCTATCGTGAGTTATTGTTACCCTTCTGGTTGCCGATGGTGGAAAGCCCGGAGCCGTGGCACAAGGTTTTTGGTGGAGGCTATGGTATCAACAAAGACCAAGGCTTACCTGTTCTTCCGTTCATTCGCTGTTCTGATCGCAACGTCCTGAGAATGGCACCGGACATGCCCCAGGTTTACAACGCAGTCAACCTCATCCAAGAGACACCCTATGCCATCAACAACCGAGTCCTTGAGATGTTGGAGTGGGCTTGGGATAATGACTTACAGATTGGGTTACCACCTAGAAACGACCTAGAGCTACCGGAGTGGCCCGGTGATCACATGTCGGTGGAGGAGACAAGGAACTGGAGGGACGACAAGCGGGAACGGGCTGCCTATAACACCTCGTTGGGTTCACAAAGAATCCTGATCTCTAAGATTTTGATGTTATCCCGGAAGTTCCGCAACGAGCGTATGTTCATGCCGTCATCGTGTGACTTTCGGGGTCGAGTCTATCAGGTGCCAAGCTATCTTAACTACCAAGGCCCGGACCACTGTCGAGGATTGTTACAATTCCACCGAGGAAATCCTATAAAGTCCGACGACGACCTAAGATGGTTGGGCATCCACGGTGCTAACTGTTTCGGCAACGACAAGTGCGACTTTGAAACACGCTTAAAGTGGGCCGATGGTTTCACACGGGATGCAATACGAATTGCTAATGATCCGAAGTCCAACCGAGAGTGGGCCGATGCGGACGAACCTTGGCAGGCGTTGGCCTGGTGCTTTGAGTGGGCCGAGTATCACACGAAACGGTCGAAAAATTTTAGGACGTTCCTTCCGTGTGCAATGGATGCAACCAACAGTGGCCTTCAGCTTCTGTCATTGTTAAGTAGAGATGAGGAAGGATGCTTTGCAACCAACGTGTCACCGACAGACACACCTCAAGACATCTACCGATTGGTTGCGGATCACACGTTGGGTAAGCTCAAGCAAGATGCAGCCAAGGGTAGGGACTACGCACGGCTTTGGGTTGAGTTCGGGATCGATAGAAAGACCTGCAAAAGACCGTGCATGACGGTTTCTTACGGCTTAACTCCTTACTCCAACCGGGATTACGTTGCTGACTGGTATGACACCACCCGAAGAGAGCGTGGGATTGACTGTGTGTTTGGTCGGAGCCACATGTATCCAGCTATTAAATATCTTGGTGACACCCTGTGGGACAGCATTCAAACTTTGTTAACCAAACCTAAGCAAGTGATGAACTGGTTCCAAGATGTCTCCCGGTTGATGACAAGACAGGAGCTACCGTTAACGTGGACGACACCTAGTGGGTTTCGGGTCAGCCAAGACTACAGGAAACAAGTGAGCCGAAAGGTAAGCACGTGGTTGAATGGGTCGTTAACATCTGTGCGCTTCAAGGATGCTACGGACGACCTCGACCCAAGACGACAGAGCAATGGTGTAGCCCCTAATGTTGTGCATTCCCTGGATGCGGCTGGCTTGGTCCTGAGTGTTAACGAGAGCTGGAAGCGTGGCCTGTATGATTTTGCCATGATTCACGACAGCTTTGCCACCCACAGTAACAACTGCGAGACCCTTGCGTCATCGCTCCGGGACAGTTTTGCGGAGATGTTTACAAAAGATATTCTTGCAGACCTAGCCGAAGCGTGGCAGAACGAATCCTACGAGCAGCTACCAAGCCTACCGGACTACGGAACCTTTGATGTTAACACCCTCCGTGACTCTAAATACTTTTTCAGTTGAAGCTGAGAAAAACAAAGAAACCAAAAACCATAAAACTAATGAAACAACTGACAACGCCTATAGGCACCGCGATGTATCCTAAGCTAACTCAGCCGGACACCAAGTTCAATGCTGATGGAGTGTATAGCTGTAAGCTGATCCTATCTAAGGACGACTTCGAAACACTTGAAGCAACCATCAACCCGTGGTTCGAAAAAGAATACGAGCGATTGGTAAAGGAAAGTGGAAAGAAGAAGCTGGATCGCAGCCAGAAGCTTCCCCTTAAGCTGAACGACGACAACGAGTATGAGTTGTTCGCAAAGCAAGTAGCGCAGCGCGAGACCAGTAAGGGACTCATCACGTTCCAAGTCGCCCTGTTTGATTCGTCTGGAAAGAAAATTAACAACCCACCAAACATAGGAAGCGGTTCTAAGCTGCGCCTTGGGGTGGAGCCGTCGGCCTGGTTCAGTCCTATGATGGGAGTGGGTTACACCCTAAGACTCAAAGCAGCCCAAGTGATTGAGCTTAAGGAGTATGAAGGTGGAGCCGGTGGCTTCTCGTTTGATGCTCAAGAGGGCGGATTTGTTTCCGAGGATCTTGGTGACGCATTTGAAAACGACTCGAAGGATGCCTCGATTCCGTTCTAAATTCGAACAACGCTTGGCCCTTGCAATGAAAAGAGCAGGGGTCAAGTTTACATACGAGTCCCAACGGATCAAGTATGTTAAGAACCACCACTACACCCCGGACTTCGTCCTAGATAATGGTGTTATCCTTGAGGCTAAAGGTCGTTTCATGTCGTCAGACCGGGCAAAGCATTTGTTAATTCAGAAGCAACACCCGGACCTCGACATACGCTTCGTCTTTATGCGAGCCTCGAACACCCTCAACAAGCGAAGCAAGACAACCTATGGTGACTGGTGTGACAAGCACGGCATCATGTGGTGCGAGAAGTCCATACCTAGGACGTGGTTCGACTAATGTAAAATAACAAGACAATGTATATAGCAACCCATCAACCGTGCGATAAGTGCGGTGCATCGGATGCGTTGTGTGTAAACGAAGACGGTTCTACCTTTTGCCATTCGTGCAATACCTATGACCGTGCCGAGGCTACGCCAACACCTCCACCCACAACTATGAAAATAACAAAACCCCTTCACTCCGACTCGGACAAGTTCCTTACCGGAAGATACAGTGACATACCAGCCCGTCACATAACACTCGACACCTGTAAACACATGCGGTATCGAATCGGAGACTACAACGGACGTGCTTGTCACATCGCTGACTACTACGACGACGACCGAAAGCTCCAAGGCCAGAAGCTACGCTTCGAAGGTAAACAATTTATGATCCTTGGTGACATATCGGATCGCTTCTACGGACAACACCTACACCCTATGGGGGGAAGGAAGCTTGTTGTTACCGAGGGGGAGGTAGATGCGTTGAGCGTCAGTCAAATGCAAGATAACAAATACGCTACGGTCTCGTTACCTACAGGTGCAGCCAGTGCTGCCAAGGTATTCAAGCAGAACCTCAAGTGGCTCGACAAATGGGACGAGGTGATCCTTATGTTTGATGAGGATGAGCCGGGAAGGAAAGCAGTAGAGGACGTAGTCGGTATCCTTCCCAGTGGTAAAGCTAAGGTCGCCCGGTTGCCCTTGAAGGACGCTAACGAATGTCTCATCAACAAGCGGAGCAAGGATGTTATTCACGCGATCTTCCAAGCCAACGCATGGAGACCGGACGCGATCATCTCTGGAAAGGACATTCACGAACGCTTAACAAACCCAAAGAACACGGCAAGCATTCCGTATCCGTTTGACGGTCTTAACACCATGACACGTGGTATTCGCAAAGGCGAGATTGTTACCTTCTGTGCGGGGTCGGGCATCGGTAAGTCACAGGTGTGTCGTATCATTGCTCACCACATCCTTACCACCACGGAACACAGCGTAGGTTACATAGCCTTGGAGGAATCGATTGAGCGTACCGCCCTTGGAATTGTTGGTCTTGAGATGGGTAAGCTTCTGCATCTTGACCCGGAGATTAACTACGCCGACACCAACTTTGATGAAGCTTATGTTAACACGGTTGGGTCAGGTCGCATGTGGTTATATGATCACTGGGGTAGCCTTGATGCGGATCGTTTACTGTCGCACGTGATGCACATGGCTAAGGCAATGGACGTTGAATACGTGGTGTTAGATCACATCTCCATTGTTGTTAGCGGCATGCAAGATGGAGACGAACGCCGGATGATTGACAACGTGATGACCAAGCTTCGTGCGTTAGTTGAGGAGTGCGGCATCGCCCTAATCCTGGTGTCCCACCTAAAGCGTCCATCGGAAGGCCGAGGCCACGAAGAGGGTAACAAAACTTCCCTTGCTCATCTCAGGGGATCGGCGGCTATTGCACAGCTATCAGACCTTTGCATCGGCTTGGAGCGCAACCAGCAAGACCCTGAGCATAAGCATGTTACAACTGTTCGTGTGTTAAAGAATAGATTCTCAGGTGACACCGGGGTGGCAACTAACCTCGCATTTAATACTGTTACCGGACGCATGAGTGAGTATACTTTTGAAGAGTTATGAAAGTCTTGGTAGCGTGTGAGTTCTCTGGTGTCGTTCGAGATGCGTTCATTAAGCGTGGTCACGATGCAGTGAGTTGTGACATACTTCCTAGTGAAGCTCCCGGTCCACACCACATGGGTGATGTTACTGAATTGTTAAACCAAAGATTTGATTTGATGATTGCTCACCCACCTTGCACCTACTTAACTAACTCTGGTGTTAAGCACTTACACACTGACATCACTCGTTGGTTTAAATTGTTTGACGCGGCTGAGTTTTTTAAGAAGTTACTTAACGCTCCTAACATAACTCACATTGCTGTGGAGAATCCTATCATGCACCGCTATGCTCGCGAGATCATAGGCAGTAAGCAGTCACAGATTGTGCAGCCTTGGATGTTTGGTCACACCGAAAGTAAGGCGACAGGTTTTTGGTTAAAAAATTTACCGCCACTTTTCGAAACGATGAATGTAAAGCAAGAGATGTTATCCCTTCCCAAGAACCAGACACACAAAGTTCACTATGCTTCACCCGGTAAAGATCGGTGGAAGAATAGGTCAGTCACATGTCAAGGTATTGCGGATGCGATGGCTGAACAATGGGGCGACATGTTAATTTAATGGCTAGGTATCCTTACTCCCTCTTCTTTTAGACGAAGTCAAACTAACTATGACAGCCGGGAATAGACCGGCAACCAACATTAACAACAACTAAGAATGAAAAAACATAAGATGCTCTATTTCGATATAGAGACTAACGCTATCGACTTCTGGCCTACCCTAGCTGGGTTAAAAGATCTCCACTGTATCTCCATCTACGACCCGGATGCACGTAAGATGCACTCGTTTAGTTCCAACGCTAACAACCTGGATGAAGGTGTAGCCATGTTGAACTCAGCCTATAACATCTGTGGTCACAACGCAATCAACTTTGATGCACCCGCACTCCGAAAGCTAGGCTATGAGATAAGCGCACGCGTGGTTGACACCAAGGTTATGTCTCAAGTCATGCACCCTGATCTTTTTACAGAAGACTGTAGGCGAGGCGAAGAGTTTCCGAAGAACCTAAGAGGACGTCACAGCTTGAAGGCTTGGGGTCTCCGCTTGGGTAACGAAAAGGATGACCACGGTGCGACAGAGGACTGGACCCAATGGAGTCAAGAGATGCAAGACTACTGTGAGCAGGATGTTAATGTGGTGGTGGATCTGTTCCTTCACTTCATGTCCCAGAAGCCATCAGCAGATATGTTATTTCTTGAGCATGACTTCGCAGAGTTGATGACTCAACAGGAGATGAACGGGTGGCCCTTCGACATTAAGAAAGCTAACGAGCTTGCCGAAGAACTTATGGCACGTAGGGCTGAACTCCGGGACCAACTCCAAGACATGTTTCCGTCAACCACCGAGGAGATGAAGACACCTAAAGGGTGGACAGTTGAGGTGGACGGTAAAACCTTTACCGCTGCAACCAAGGGTGGGCTTAAGCTAGTCCTAAAGGAGAATAAGTTGAAGCAAGTTCTTGCAGACAAGGCAGTCAAAACTGGTAACAAAACCAAGACCATTCCATTCAACCCTAACAGCCGGGATCAGATAGCAGAACGCTTGATGAAGATGGGGTGGGAGCCGGAGGCATACGAAGGGAAGCGACCTAAGATTGATGAGGCCGTCCTCAAGGAGATCGATAAACCAGAGGCTAAGTTGTTATTGGAGTATCTGTTAATCAGCAAACGTCTAGGACAGGTAGCCGAAGGTCGCCAAGGTTGGTTAACATTAGTCAAGGACGGACGCATCCACGGTGAGGTCAATACAAACGGAGCAGTCAGCGGACGATGCACCCACAGCAAACCCAACGTAGCCCAAGTCCCAGCTTCACGTGCTGTGTATGGTTCTCAGTGTCGTGATCTGTTCACAGCACCGGAGGGAAAAGTGTTAGTAGGTGCTGATGCAAGTGGCTTAGAACTCAGGTGTCTTGCTCACTACCTCTATCCTTATGACAAAGGATCTTATGCCAAGACAATTATTGAAGGTGACATCCACACCGTGAATCAACAGGCGGCTGGTTTACCTGACAGATCAAGCTCAAAGCGTTTTATCTACGCCTTTCTTTACGGAGGTGGTGACAACCTCATAGGTAAAATCGTTGGAGGGGGTAGACGAGAAGGGAAGCGTATCAAGGAAGAGTTCATGCGTAAGACTCCATCCATTAAACGTCTACACAAAGACATCGAGCACGCTCTCAAAGGTAAGCAGTGGCTTGGGGGATTGGATGGAAGACGACTCCCGGTTCGCTCGGCACACTCTGCTCTTAATTTGTTACTACAATCCAGTGGCGCTGTCCTTATGAAGAAGGCACTCATTGTATTTAACGAGGATGCACCTCACCCTTACGAACTCCACGGTAACATACACGATGAGGTCCAGTTCAGTTGCCTTGAGGAACATGCGGACGAACTCGGACAACTGTTCTGTGACTCCTTGGCAAGGGCTGGTAAATTGTTAAACTTCCGATGCCCACTCGACGGTGAGTATAGCATTGGTAAAACCTGGAAGGACACACACTAAAAAGACTTATGAAAAAAATATACATAGACGGAGACATGCTTCTTTACCGTGCCGCCTTTGCAGCCGAGAAGGAGATCCGATGGGACGATGACATCTTCACAGTCCACGCTGACTTCAGTGACCTCAAGGATTCCTACATCATGGTTACGGATTGCATCTGTGAGATCCTTGACGCATACGAAGACAACGGTGATGAGATAACAATGGTGTTCTCGGATCGCTACACGTTCCGCCATGAGATCAACCTGCTTTACAAAGCACACCGCCGGGACAAGCGATCACCCCTAGGCATCAATGATCTTCGTGAGTGGGCCTGTGATGAGTGGGAGTCTTTACGGGTGGACCGCTTGGAAGCCGACGATGTCCTAGGTATCATTGGTAGCCGTGACCCTGATGGTTCGATTATTGTTAGTGGTGACAAGGACTTCGCGACGGTGCCTTGCACTTGGTATAACTTCCTTAAGGATGACCTACGCAAGATAACAAAAGAGGAGGCCGACTTCCAACACCTAGTGCAAACCTTAGCCGGTGACGCAACCGATGGTTACTTTGGTGTGCCACGGGTGGGCCTAAAGACAGCCGAAAAGATCCTTAACAAAGATGGTGCCGAGTGGCAGACTGTTGTTAACACATACGAGAAAGCTGGGATGACCGAGGAGGATGCCTTACTTAATGCCCGGATGGCCTTCATCCTTAGAGATGGATACTACAACAAAGAAACAAAGGAGATAAAGCTATGGACCCCAACACAATAACAATCGAAGGCACCGCCGAGGAGCGTAAACAGATCCCATTGTATCGTGGGTTGATGTGTTATTTTCCCCATGCCTTGGTGGAAGTAGCAAAGCAAAGCTACAAAGGTAACATCCAACACCACCCCGAAGATGAGATATGGTGGGACATGAGTAAGTCCAAAGATGAGCTTGATGCGATGCTCCGACACATGCTTGAGGGGGAGTGGGCGGCTGTTGCTTGGCGTGCTTTAGCCCACCTTGAACGAAGTTGTATAGCTAATAAGGACCATAATAGGAAAGTCCAACATGAGTGATTACATTCCTAACATCCCAGATGACCTTATAAAGTTCTTGGACGAACGCGTGCCAAGCAAAGATTTCTCCCCTAGCCATTCGCTTCGGGAGATTGATTTTTATATGGGGAAGCGAGAACTTGTTAACTTTCTAAAAACCCTTCATGAAGACCAGTTAGAGAACCAATTCCTTACCCCCGAATAACCCATGTGTATGAGTGTTAAAACGCCTAAACCGCCGGAGCCCCCGGCTAGCCCCCCACCGCCAACCGCCGTAGCTGAAACAGTGAAACAACCAGAGCAAGCTGGCCCAACCCAGAAGAAGAGACGTGGTGCTGCATCCCTTGTGTTACGTAGGCCGACTATGGGTGGCTTAGGAACTAGCACTGGTGTTAACACTTCTACCTACCCTCAATAACCCAACATCATGCCAAACTTTAGCACAGACATAACAATCACTAATGCCAACCTAAGCGGTGGTGCTGGTGCCTTTGATTCAACAACCACACCCGCAGTCAACACAGGGACCGGGACACCTAGTGGATTCTTTGTAGCCGGGACATTCGACGGAGCCACCGTCAGCCTTGAGCAAAAGATCGGGACCACTTGGGTTGCCCTAGGTGACGACACAACTCTCACTGGTAACGGTGGTGGATTGTTCACTACTCCCTTGTCAGACATCCGAGCAAATGTTACAGGTGCCGGTGCATCCTTCAACGTGAAGGTTGTTATCAAACCAATCTATCTCTAGAACATGTCGAAGAAGAAGGACAGCTTGAAGCCTTGGCTGAGTAGACCTGCCGTCAACAGGAGTGTTACGCTTCCGTTAACCAGGCCGCTTACGCAAAGGTTAAGTAACTTGAATGAGTTTCACCCCAACGAGCTTGATCCCTATCTTCTATTTGACGCCCAGTCTTCAATGCTGGGAACACTTGAGGCATCAACCTTGGACCTTGACCCGAGCGACCCATCGACCCTTGAGGTTATCACAGCGACACGCGCCGGAGTGGCAACCTACACAGATGCAAGTGGGAACATAGCGACCGCCCCAAGCGACACGGTGCGCGTTGACCACGTTGATGGAGTGCCGATGATTCTGGTGGAGCCGAGTGCGACTAACTTGGTGCCAAACTCATCAAGTTTTGAAAATGTCAACGGCTCTGTTCAAACAACAGGTTTTGAAGCTCCTGATGGGAGCAATGACGCTGTTAAAATAAGCAATATTAACGGAGCTACGGACCCCATGGTAGCTTGGTCATCACTTGCTACTTTAAGTCCTAGCACTCAATACAGTGGTTCTATCTTTGTTAAAGGAAGCGCAGGAGAGTCAATTAGATTTTATTTAAGGAGGGCGTTTGGTGGTGCAATGGCAAACTCACCGTTTCTAAATGTCGTTTTAACCGGTTCTTGGCAGAGCGTTGAGATAGGTTCAATGACGACAGCCTCTGACAATAATAACGGCAGAGTTTTCATATTCCAAGCTTCTTCTGGAACGCCCGCTGATGAAGTTTACCTCTGGGGCGCACAGCTAGAAACCGGAAGCGTCGCCACGTCCTACATACCGACATCAGGCGGAGACGCCGCAGCAAGAACGCGAGCCGCTGACAACTTGTTGATAACCGGAAGTGACTTCACGGACTTCTTTAATCCACTTGAGGGGACGTTCTTTGTGACTGCTAGAATTAAAGACAGAGAAAGAAAATATCCTATACTGTATCATAACAGCATATCAAGATTCTTGTATTCAAACGCTGGCGACACTTCCGTTTCTACTTACGACGGAGTTTACGGGTTGGGTTACAGTGCGCCAAATGCTGACGACGCTTCAAACTTTGCGCTTTCTTACAGTTCTTCAAATTCAGAAATGAAAGGCGCAAAAGACGGTAACGCGGAATCAAATGTATCATACAGCGGTAACTTCTCAACAGCAACAGACCTCAGAATTGGGTGGGGCTATGGAACGATGAATGGGCATATCCGCAGAATCATCTACTGGCCTTATTCGTCTGATAATTTATAGAAACTTACAATGGCACTCAATCTATCCACACTGACTTCCAGCGCGACATCTGGTGACGTTCTAGCAGAAGTTCTTACGACCGCTGACTTCCTTGAGCCAGTTCCGGTGTTACGCAACTTGGCTCGCGGTTCACAAAAGGGCGGCGATGCGAAACAAGGGACAGCCCTAAACCAGCCTAAAGCGTTGCCATTAGACGCCAATGGCAAAGGCTATTGTTATCTTCCGGTCACCACTGGGAACGCTCCGGCTGTTACTTTCCCTGCTATCGGAAGTAGTGATGACTTTGTGTTGGAGATGGATGTTTATTTAGTTATCGGCACTAATCTACACTTTGTAAGTGGAGCTAACGGAGACCATAGATTAGCAATTTACAACGGTTCTTTCTACATTGGCGGTTTTAACGTTTCTTTAAGTTCACCTTTAGCTTTGGGAGTTTCAAATATTAAAATTGAAAGGACTTCTGGAACAATCACTCTGAAACAAAACGATGCTGTGATAGCGTCAAGGGCTAGTAGCTCGGCTTTAACTTTAACGCACCTTTCTTTTAACGGTCAATTTGGTACTAGTATAGTTCCCCTTAACGGATACATCCAGACCTGCACTTTATCTATAGGCGGCACTGAGCAACTCAACATCGACTTCACGGCCACCAACGTCAGGCATAACGACACCAAGTTCAAATGCTCGACTGGACAAGTGGTAACAATCAACCAGTCCGGCAACGACCCAGCGACGATTATCAAGAAGCCGGTGTTGAGGTTTGATGGAAGTGATGACTTCATGAAGGGAGTGTTTGGCCAGACAATTAATGGTGGTTACATGTTTATGGCCTTTAGTGTGCTTGGTGATGGAGGTAACTCAAGCGGCAGAGTGTTCACTGTTAGTTCAAACGGGGTCACAGACACAGCTTCAAGTGGCGCACTTTTTTCTTACAGAGGCGGAGTAACTAGTGATTTACAAAGTTACTTTGCCGGTGCTATCAGAAATACACAAAGTGGTATGTTCGACGATTCAAACGGCGATATATTGCATGAAGCTTTGATAAAAAACGGAAGCCAAAAAGGTGGAGTCAACAACGCAAACTTTTTAAATACTACTCTTTCAACTACCATCGACGCTGAAGAGTTTAATATTTCGTGTAATCCAACTGACACTGAGGCGCGGAACACCGCCATAGACCTCGAATACCTCGCTCTCTTCCCTGCGACCATCACCGACGCACAAGCAGACTCAGTTCGTAATTATATTAATAAGCGCAACAACGTGTTCGACAACGACCCGAACCTCTTGGAGTTTGAACCCGCAGCCGCCTACAGTCTCC